ACTTAGGCTTTCGCTTCCTATTTTTAACATCATATAATTCTCTTCTGGAGAGAAAGTACTTAATATTTCTGGTATTATCGCATCACTAGGTACTGTTATATTTATTATCTTTATCGACATAATAAATATATTAAAATGTATTTATATCAATTAAACTATTTAATCCATATTTTCCTTATTTATGGTAACAGTTTTTGATATATTTCTTATTATTTTATTTTCTTTCTCTAAATCATTATCACCTGAACCCCCAAATGATTCTATAACTATTTTATTATATTCATCCGAATATTTTGAGATACTTTTTTCACAATCAGGATGAACATCCTTGAATTTTGATAACATTTTTATATTTTTATGTGTAATCATTTTTATTACTTTTCGCATCTTTTCTTTTTCTTCAGCTTCCTTTTCCCATTTGTCTTCATCTTTTACATATAATACTTCTCTCTTATTATCTGTACAATGAATCGGTCTTTGCGTCACATCTAATGCTTTTAAGTTTGTATTTATTATATTTGAAATACCTTCCACATAACCAATTTTACCAACCTTTTCCAAATCGGTCAACTGCAACTTAATCGAATCTACAAAATCCATTATATTCATTGCGTCCTTACATGTCTCATTTAAAAAGAATTGGAGGTTAAATGTTTTATTATTTGAAATTGTATTATGCGAATTTGTCGTATTATGAGTACCATTTTTTGCTAGCTCAGCATTTTGCTCTATCAATTGTGTATTTTGTTTTATTAACATCATTATTAAATCTTTATCATTTACATCTTCTTTATTTATCACGTTATTAATTTCAATACATTTCTTTTTGTGACGATAATACCCGCTATCATATTTATATACTCTACCACAATCACATTTATATTGAGCAACTTTTGGCAACTTTTCACTATCATTTACTACCAAATAGCTACCATTTTGACTTTTTTTGTGTTTATCGGTTGACAAATGTTTATTAAAACTACTTTTTTTAGACGTTGAATAGTCACAATCTTCACAATAAAATGTTTGAGCAACTTTTAGCAACTTTTTACTACCATTTTCTACCATTTATATGATAGTAGAAAAAGTTTCTAAATATTAATCCGCAAAAATATTAAAAAATAAAAAATTTTATCGTCACAAATTTGAAAAAAATATTTTTTTCACCAGAGCTTAATTTTTTTTATGGTCACAAAAAAAACATTTTTTCATTTTCCAACATTTATTTACAAAAATGAAAATTGGACATTTTTTTTGTCCATTTTTGAATTTTCCAAACACTTTTGGGAAAAGAAAAAGAGAGAAATTCTCTTCACATGTAGGAATTTTTTAACAACTTTATTTTACATTTTTCTTTCATTATGTAGTGAAATCATATTTTGAACCTCTTTTGCGCCAAATAGTAGACAAAATCTGAATGCAACAATTTTTATTTATGATTATAATATATATGAATACGTCAACTTTAGTAGTTATTTTACTTACTGTTTTAAGTATTTTAGTCTTCTTAAAAACTACACCATTTATTCTGTTAAGTTCTGATATGTTGAATGTAGATAAATATTTTGGTAAAGATATAGAGCCTATATTTGATTTATTTAACCCAAATGATACTATTCAAAATTTACTAACTTTCTCACTTATTATATTAGCAACAACAATTATATACAAGAGAAATTTTCAAAATGATATAATTAACTTTATTATGTATTATCTAATTATTATTAATATTTTAAGATTTTATTTTGTATTTTTTGCACAATCGCAATTAATGGGAGTAGGTTTTCATAATCTTACAAAAATAACTATGGTTACTATGTTTTTATTATCTGTCTATATCATCAAATATATATTTTTTTAAATAAAAAAAATTGAAAGTAATTTAATAAATTATAATAATGTATAACTTATTAAAATGGGAAGCAATTCTTCAAAACAATCCTTTATTAACGAGCAAAAATTAATAGATGAAGCAAACAGAAAATTCAATCTCAGAGTAAAAGCTTATAGCTATCCTCATCATGGACCATATTATACGTATATAGAATGGTGTCGTGCTCAGTACGAATTAGATTGTATTCCAGAATATCTCAGACAAGGTAGAAATTTTAATCCTAAAAATCATGACCATTATTAATATAAAAAATAAAAAAAGTATAAAAATAAAATTCGAAACACCACTAACCGTTTATTAATTCATTATTATCAAATTTATTTTGTTTTTTATTAAATATATCATAATATTCATAATATTTTTCATATATTAAATATTCTATACTATCTTCTTCATAAAAAGAGTTTAATAAATTATTTATATAATTTATATTATGTAAATGGTCTCCTTCTTTTATGAATTTATAATTAATGTATTTAATTTTATCGAATTGTGATAAATATGTACTTAAAAAATTATGTTTTTTATCTAAAAAAGTATATAATTCTCTTAGTTTGAAATTATCATTAGTTAATTTATTTTTATAAATTTCATTTGAATATGTATTATTTTTATCTGCTAGTTTTTTTGATATAAAAATATCAATGTCATTCCTATCCAAATAAATTATATTATAATTTTTTATACTTTCTATTATTAAATTTAATTGTAATAAATCAAAATTATTAATGAGGTCAAAAGTATATTTAAAAAAAACTCCTTCATAACCCCTATCTTGTGCTATATATATAAATTGATTTATATATTCTTTTATATTTGTTCCATCTAATTTTAATGGCATTAAATCGTAATTATATAGTATCCCATTTGGATTTTTAACATCATAACTATTTAAATAATCATCAATTAATATTTCTGATAAAGCCAAAATTTTTTTACTTGTTTTCTGTATATAATCTACTATTAATGTACTACCAGTTCTCTGATGTGAAAATAAACAATATACTTTTATAGGCTGTTTTATAGTATATTTTTTTTTATATTTTTTACATATAGTTATTAATAAATTTTTGTATTTATAATTTTTATCTATGATTATATCATAATTCAAAATTCTTATTATTTTATCTAACATAAATACGTCATACATATGTTCTTTTATTATATAATTAGTTTTTGTATTATTAACAACATTAAGTGATTCAATATCATCAATTATAGTATACGATGGTCTTATATCATTTGTAAACAACAATTTATATTGTTTATCTTCACAATAAGTATTTAATGAAAAATACAAATTATTTTTTAAATATACTTTTTGTAAAAAATGAATTAAATCATCAATGATTTTATATCCATAATAATAAGTTAAAACCTCATCTATTTGATTATTTAAAACATTACAATATTTTTCTTTATTATTTAATAAATCTGTGATATATTTTACTAGTTCTGATATATCCTCATTATAATAGACATTTTTAAATAATCTATTTACAATAATATTATTTGAAAATCCAACATATCCTTCACAAATATTTTCCAATAGTCTGTTACTTAAATAAGTATCATTATGTTCATTACCTTGTATTGGGAAAAAAGCACTTATGCCATATTTATAATTTAATCTTTCAAATGTATCTTGATTAACTGATAATAAATGTTTATTTGCATCATAAAATGCTTCTATTTCTAAAAAATCATTTGATAGAGTTTTTATATGTTTTAATGTATCCTTTAAAAATCTACCACTAATTAATAGTTTTTTTTTATTAGTATTACAAGAATTAATTAAATATGTTATTTCATTTATATTTAAATACCATACGCTTCCAAAGTAACTATAATATTGTCCTTTTTTATTTCTTTCAAATATATCATTAATATTATTTCTAATTTTAATTACATCATTAAATTTTTTATTGGTAAACCATGGTAAGCAAATAGTATTTTTTTCTATATTTTTTCCAAAATATTTTAAATCAGTTATTTTTTCTCTAGCTAACAAAATTATACCTCTATTTTCTTCTATTATTTTTTTATAATTTTTTATAGTTGTAAATGTATGAGTATTTAAACCTATATTATCATCAAAATCATCCAGATGAAATATATAGAACGATTTATCATTATATGGTAAATTTGAATAATCACCATGTGAAGGCGATACAAAAAATATAGAATGTTCAAAATTTATATCATATATCTCATCATAATTAGAGCACCAAATTATATTTATATCATTATAATAATATTTTAAAAATTCATAATACATGTTATGAATATAATAATGTGTGTGATTTATTTTATTCATACCCCATATGATTATATTTTTTATAATTAATTTATCTATACTGAAGTACTTTGTTAAATCCCAATTCCATAATTCTAATTCTTTTTGTTTACTTGTAATTCGTATATCTGAATCAAATGAAGTAATAAATAAATCATTATATAAAACATAAAAATTATATTTTTCATATAAACCCATAATTAGTAAATCAACTGGAGCATATAATGTATTATATCTGTCTATTAAAGCATCATATAACGTATTTTTTATACATATAGCGTGTGTAGCATATGTAAAATAATTTGGTTTATAAATATGTTCATTTATTTTAGTTATATTTACAATATTAGATGGATATATGTGTTTTAAATTATTTGGTATAAATCCTTGAAATTTTCCTTGTTTTTTTCCAAAATAAATAAAATCCCAAAAATCTGGTATATTTTTTTCTACTTTCATGTATTCTTCATTAAAATTATTACTGATTAAAAAATCGTCTTCTAATATTAATATTGATTTATAGCCTTTTTTTTTTGCATCTTTTAATACATTTAAATGTGATAGTAAACAACCTAATGCTCCTTTTTGATAATTATTTTTTATAAAGTTATTATCATAATTTGATATAATCTTTTCATATAGACAATTATAAAAATTATTACTAACAGTATCTATTGCTTCAAAAAAATCATAGTTTCTTATATTATGATTTAACAGTTGATTAATACACCGTTCTTTTTTATTTACACATTTTGATAGAGAGATTATATAAATATGCTCAAATATATAGTTGTTATTAATCGAATTATCGTTATAATTATTATTCATTACATATTTAATTAAATCAATACTATTTGATAGTGTATTTGTCTCTAATTTTGTCTCTAATTTTGTCTCTAATTTTGTCTCTA